TACAAACAATGCGTTCTACATGGGTCGTGCTTTTAAGTACCCTGGAGATCGTACCTTCGCTGATTGGTCTATTTCTTGCTATAACGATGGTACATACGGACTACGCAAGTCTTTCGAGGCATGGATGAATCTCATGAATACAAACCGCAGCAATGTCGGTGCGAATGCCATGAGCAACTTCATGACCGACTGGACGATTACCCCACTCACCCGTGAAGGCAATCCAATTGCTCGTTATAAGATGGTTGGTTGCTGGCCCACCACCATTTCGGAAACAACGATGGACATGGGCGCACAATCAGAACCTTCAACCTTTGATGTAACGATTGCATATCAATACTTCGAAGTCGAAGGGGTAACAACCTAATTTGAAAGGTCATGAGGTATTTACATAATGGAACTCTTCGGATTTCGTCTAGATCGCTCTAAAAAAGAAAAGAAGCAGGAAAAGTCCCTGAAGTCGTTTGTCGTACCGACATTCGATGACGGGGCAATTCCTGTTGAGGCTGGCGGTTTTTATGGTCAATATGTTGATCTTGACGGTACTGTTCGAAACGATTTTGAACTGACCATGAAGTACCGTGAGATGGCACAAGACCCTATTGTTGAAGTCGCAATCGATGACATCATCAATGAAGGTATTGTAATGGGTGAAAAGAAATCACCTGTGAAAATTGTGCTTGATCGACTTAAGGCAAGCGATAATGTAAAGGAACGCATTCACGAAGAATTCAGAAATCTTCTTCGTGTCATGCAATTTGAAACTAGGGGTTCTGAAGTTTTTCGCCGTTGGTATGTCGATGGCAAGATATTCTTTCACTTGATAATTGACGAAGAAAATCCACAGAAAGGCATCCTAGAGATGCGTTATGTGGATCCAATGAACATTCAGAAAATTCGTGAGTATACGAAAGAAACACTCAAGAACGGTACAAAAATTATTACGGGATACAGAGATTTCTATCTGTACAACAAAGACAATCCCCGTGCTGGTGGAAATCCCACAGGTATCAAGATCAGCGAGGATGCAATTGCATTTTGCTCGTCCGGTTTGATGGATAGCAGATATAAAAGAACTGTTGGATATCTGCACAAGGCTATAAAGCCTCTAAATCAACTGCGAATGTTGGAAGATGCCATCGTCATCTATCGCATCAGCCGTGCGCCAGAACGCCGTATCTTCTACATCGATGTCGGTAACTTGCCGAAGACCAAGGCAGAACAATATGTCAAGGATCTCATGAACCGATACCGCAATCGTCTTGTTTACGATGCGGCAACAGGAGAAATTCGTGATGATCGCAAGTTCATGTCGATGCTTGAGGACTATTGGTTGCCTCGCCGCGAGGGTAGCCGTGGTACTGAAATTACAACCCTACAGGGCGGTCAGAATCTTGGAGAACTGACGGATGTCGTGTATTTCCAAAAGAAACTGTATCGTGCCCTGTCTGTGCCTGTGAGCCGTTTGGAACAAGACAAGCAGTTTATGCTTGGGCGTTCCACGGAGATCACCCGCGACGAGGTACGGTTCACGAAGTACATCCACAGGCTCAGAACCAAGTTCTGCGAGTTCTTCTTCGATGTCCTCCGTAAGCAATTGATCCTAAAGAAGGTCATCACCGCCGACGAGTGGAACGACATGAAGGAAGCGATTTACTTCGACTTCCTCAAGGACAATCTGTTCACGGAACTCAAGAATGCTGAGTTGCGCCGTCAACAGGTGGAAGAAGTGGGCAATATCAAACCATACATAGGTAAGTATTATTCTCACGAATGGATTCGAAAGAATGTCCTCGGTTTCAACGAAGCCGAAATCAAGCAGATGGACAAGGAAATCGAACGAGAGCGCAACGCAGGAAAGATCGAACCCGATACATCGCAGTTCGGTCTCGTATAAGGGGTCTGAATGGAAAACGATACAGACAAACTCCTCAAGTCGGTCATTGAAACCCTCATTAAGAAAGAGGCTCCGAAGTTCAAGAGCCTCATTCAGAAGGAGTTGGCTTCTCGTATCCATGACAAGATCGAAGAACTGAAGAAAGCACTCTCGGGACAAATCGTCACGGGTGTGGGCGAAAAGGGGGAAGCACCTCAACCACTTCCCGAAAACCTACCTGGCGCACCCTCTGCCCCACCCGTGACCACGCCTATGAAAGCGGGAGATCTCAAGATCGTTCCAACCGCTGCGGGATCAGCAAAGGACGATATCTCCCTTGACCCGAATTTTGAGAAGGAGTTCTATCACTCATCTCAGAAGTACAAGGGTCAGGATGTGTTGATCAAGCAACTTGGAACTGGTTTTGGCAAGCCAGTTCGCGTTTACATCAACGGTCGCC